AAGCACGCTGTCCATGCAATATTACGCCAAAACTCCAGCTTTATCCGACACCGATACATCAAACTGGATTTTAGAGTATGCACCTGACGTATATATTTACGGCGCACTTGTGCAGGCGGCTCCATACTTGGGCGACGACGCTCGTATACAAATTTGGGCTGGTTTATTTGGTTCATCACTTGAGGCTCTTAACTTGGATAGCATGAAGGCCAAGACTTCTGGCCCAATGAAGATGGGAGTTCCCAGATAATGGCCACAACTGAATGGGTGCAAAAAGCTGGTCAGACGTCAGACACTGAAACTGATAACGTTGAAGAAGGTGTTGCAGCGTCTGAAACTGAGTGGGTGCAAAAAGCGGGTCAAACGTCAGACACTGATGTTGACAATATTACCACGCTTGTTGAGCAGGCTGAGACCGCTGAAGCAAATGCGTCGGCTTCTGAGACCGCAGCAGCTTCATCTGCAACGTCAGCAGCGTCATCATCTACTACTGCCGCCACATCAGCTACTAGCGCCTCCACAAGCGCCTCTGCGGCTTCTACAAGCGCATCCGCTGCATCAGCCTCAGAGACTGCTGCTGGCACCTCTGAAACCAACTCCGCAGCGAGCGCGTCTGCCGCATCTGCGTCTGCGACCAGTGCTGCTACGTCTGCCACAAATGCGGCCACGTCTGAAGCAAACGCTTCCACATCGGCAACCGCCGCGTCTACGTCCGCAACAAACGCTGCGACATCGGCCACAAGCGCAGAGACCGCTTACGACAACTTTGATGACCGCTACCTTGGAGACAAAGCGTCTGACCCAACTTTAGACAATGATGGCGACGCGCTCGTCACTGGTGCGCTGTATTACAACACAACTTCTGATACGATGAAGGTGTACAATGGCTCTGCTTGGCAGGACGTTGCTCCAGTTGCAACTAGCTTGACTGTTTCACAGATTAGCGACCTAACGGCGACTGCAACTGAGTTGAATTATTCGGGCGGTGTGACATCTGCTATCCAAACACAGCTTGACGCTAAAGGTACGGGTACGGTTTCGTCTCTATCTGACCTAAGTGTGACAGCTAGTGCTACAGAATTGAACAGAAATAGTGTCACCACAGTTGGAACTGTTGAAGCATCCAAGGTTGTCACTTCTGATGCAAGTAACACTGTTAGGTTTGGTGACAATGGCAAAGCCATCTTCGGCGATGGGTCTGACCTACGGATTTACCACGATGGTTCTAATAGCTACATTCAAGATGCTGGAGTAGGAAATCTTTATGTAAAAGCAAATGTATTCCGTGTTTATAACGCAGCTGGAGACGAAATCAGTGCAAACTTTGTTCAGAATGGTGCAGTAACTCTTTATCACGACAACTCATTCAAACTCGCCACCACCAGCACAGGTGTAGACGTAACGGGTACGGTGACAGCTGCTGGCGCCACGTTTTCTGGTGATGTTACATTTTCTGGCGCGATTGACGAGGCAGTTTACGTCCTCACTGGAACCGCACTTGATCCTGCTAACGGCACCATTCAGACCAAGACGTTAGCATCTAGCGTTACACTGACAGACAGCTTGTCAGAGGGCGAGAGCGTTACGTTGATGATTGATGACGGCACTGACTACACAATCACATGGCCCACAACGACTTGGGTCAACAACGGCGGCTCTGTGCCGACACTGGCGACAACGGGTTACACGGTTATAGTGCTGTGGAAAGTTTCGACTACTCTTTACGGTGCATTGGTCGGGGATGGTTCTTAATGCTGGCGACTAGGCTAAAGGGTTCTGGCGGCGTCGGCGGTGGGGGAGACCTTGAATACATAGGTCACAAGCGTGGGGCTGGCTCTGTCACAGTAACTCGTGGTGTAGATTATGAAGAAGGCGATCTTCTGTTTAGTTACATGCACTATTACAGCAATGTTCTCATAAATGATGAGTCGGGTTGGACACTTATTAATCGTGCATTGTATTCATCCTATCAGAGCTTTGCCTTCAGCCGCATAATAGCTACCGCCAATACGTCTTACACAACCAACAACGGCAATCGCGACAATGTGATAGTAGTGTTTAGGCCCACAGGCTACGGCACATTTGCAGAAGTTGATGAGGATGAGGGGCTAAACGGAGCAACTGCGTCAATTAACATGACCGACACAAATGACAGTATTTACATGGGGTTTGGCTCGGTCGTATCTGGAGCTGTCGTTGATGTAACGGTTCCGTCGTTTGCGAATGTTGTTGATGTGGACGGCGCAGGTGACGATGTGAAATTTTACTGGGCGTATCAGAAAGCTGGGCATGGGAACACTGGAACAACAGTTTTAGATGTTTCTGGCACGTTTGAGCTATGCACAGCAATACAACTCGATTTAACGTAAAGGTCAAACATGCACATTAGACTTACAAACGGCAGTCCAGCAAAATACACACTGGGACAATTGCGCCGTGATAATCCGAATACATCATTCCCAAAGATTATTCCTGACAGTCTCTTGGCCAGTTATGACGTATATCCATATGTCATTCAGGATGTGAGCTATGACCCTACAACTCAGAACTCTGTTGAGGGGCAGTTCGTGCAGGTAAGTGGCCAATGGACGTTATTCATGGTTGCAGAAAACAAGCCTCAAGCGGAGGCTGAAAACCGCATTCGCTCAATGCGAGATCAATTTTTGACCGACACGGATTGGGTTGTAATCAAGGCTTACGAGCGCAACGAAAATATTCCTGCGGATTGGGAGGCGTATCGCCAAGCGCTTCGTGATATTACTTCCCAAGCGGGCTTTCCGTATTCCGTGACGTGGCCGACATCACCTGCATAGACTTCACACGGCATTTTATGTAGTATGCCAGCAACTCAAAGGACTTTAACATGGCAGATACAACAACCACGATCTACGGGCTGACAAAGCCAGAGGTCGGCGCGTCCTCGAACACTTGGGGAACAAAGATTAACACAAATCTTGACTCGCTCGACAGTTTGCTGGGCGGGACGACTGCAATCGCGCCCAATGTAACCGCTGGTTCTTGGAAGATTAGCAGCGCTGTCGTTAATGTAACTGCCGCTGAGTTGAACAAGCTGGACAACGCCACCTTCACCACAGGTTCTGGCGGCGACATGACTTTAAATGATGCTGTTTACGAGAAATCTTCTTTAGTGACATCAGCTTCTAACGCAGCAACGCTAGACGCTCAGTCTGCAACGCACTTCATCCACACGTTGACTGAAGACGTTACTTACACGTTTTCTAATGCCGCTGCGGTTGGACACGTCACAACATTCACACTTGTTGTCGAACAGGATGCCACGGCAAGAACAATCACTTGGCCAGCGTCTGTAAAGTGGTCCTCTAATATTGAGCCTACTTTATCCCAAGGCAGCGGTGATGTTGATATATTTGTTCTTACAAACTACGGTTACACTAGCTGGTATGGCTTTGTTGCTGGGCAAGGGATGGCTTAATGCTTGCACCAATTAAAAGCATGGCGGCTGCTGGTGGCTCTAATCAGCCTGCAACAACACTTTTTGTGTCCACTGCTAGCTCGCTTATCTCTGTCAATGTGTCAGACCTATCCGCGCCTGCAAAAATAAGCGAAGTTTCAGCCGACCTTAACGCTGGAAGGCTGGTTTATAGCAAGAAGCGCAACCATGTTTTTGTTACGACTAAAGGGGACAGCGAAATTATTTCTATTGACGTTTCGGACCCATCGTCCATGTCAGTATCCCAGACGCTGTCAATCTCAGGAGAGGCTGGCGCACTAGCATTAGACAACGATAATGATGTTTTGTATTGGACTAGAGCGGATAACGGATATATCTACAGTTACGATGTATCAACTCCTTCGAGCATGACACAGCTCGACGTTATTACTTCGGCAGGGGTGAGCAGCGGTGTAACCATGGCCTTGTCGATAGACCTTTCGAATAAACGTTTACTTACCAGCGCAGGCTACATTTTGACTAGTAGTGGTAATGGCTACCATAAACTCGCCCTGATTGATATATCAGACCCTGCCAGCATGGTGGAGCTTGATGAGGAAGCCAAATCACTAGATGAATTAAATGGAAGATACTCCAAAGTTGCTTTGGACGTGAAAAACAAAACCGTTTACTGGTCGACAGAGCGCTACACGCAGTCACACAGCTACGCGGGAGACACAATTGGGTCTGGCACGTCTGCGGGTGGTAATGGTACATCTTACGGCTTGAGCTACTTCAGGGGTCGTGACGATGAGTTTTTTGACGGTGGACTTACGGCGAGTGATTATAATTTAACTGCATTTGACGACTATCGCTTGGCTGGCTTTGTACTGTTTAACAATTCTCTGCGAGTTTATGATCTAAGTGACCCATCAACACCTGTTTTGATAACCTCACTGTCTGACGCTGCGTTTACTTATATTAACGATGCGGTTTCAAACACATCCAGCCCTGCGTGCAGTTTTGGCTATAAATAGCGGAGATAATACATGCCATTAATCCCACTCCGAATGCCAGCAGGCGCTTATCGCAACGGCACTGATTTAATGTCTCAAGGGCGCTGGCGTGATGTAAACCTTGTGCGTTGGCACGAGGACGCTTTGCGCCCAGTAGGCGGATGGCGTCAGCGTCAGTCTGTTGACGTGTCTGGCACGGCCAGAAAAATGCACGTTTGGGAAGATAACTCTGCTGACCCACGACTTGCCATTGCTACGCATAATGCAATCTATGCTATAAACGCGTCTGGTATTTCAACGGACATCACACCCGCTGGTTATACGGCTGGTCGAGTTGATGCTTCCGCCAACACTGGATACGGCGGTGGGGTCTATGGTTACGAAGAATACGGTGTTGTCCGTCAGGATGTGACTAACATTTTGCCAGCAACCATCGTGTCTTTAGACAACTTTGGCGAATACTTACTCGCGTTATCCCCAGACGACGGAAAGCTTTACGAGTGGGACTTAGTCGCAAGCTCAATGTCCCAAGTATCAAATGCTCCAACCAATTGCAGCGGAATGTTTGTCACAGAAGAGCGCTTTGTCGTTTGTTTGGGCGCAGGTGGGATTGCTCGAAAAGTCCAGTGGTCTGATCAAGAGGACAATACAGATTGGACACCAGCAGCAACCAACCAAGCTGGTGATATTGAGCTTCAGACAAGCGGAACCATTCTGCAGGCTGTTAGAACTCGCGGTCAGTCGTTGATCCTAACAACTGAAGACGCCCACTCAATGACATATTCTGGTCCCCCGTTTGTGTATGGCTTTGAGCGTGTTGGCACATCATGTGGCGTCATATCGGCAAATGGCGCGGCTTCTGTGGACAACGGCGTGTTTTGGATGGGTCCAAGGGGCTTCTTTACATACCAAGGTGGAGCTGTTCAGTCTCTGCCATGTGAAGTTGGTGATTATGTGTTCAGTGACATGAACCCAGATCAAGTGACAAAGGTAAGCTGCACTATTAATGGCGCATGGAATGAAATCTGGTGGTTTTATCCAAGTGAAAATAGCACAGAGTGCGATAAGTACGTTATTTACGATTATGCTGAAAACATTTGGTCTACAGGTAATATCAACCGTACAGCAGGGGTAGACGCTGGCGTTTTCCGTCACCCAATGTTCATTCAGTCGGATGGCGTCCTATACGAACACGAAATAGGCAACATATACGGCTCAGACGCTCCCTACGCGGAAACTGGGCCAATCTCTATTGCTTCTGGCGATCAAATAATGAGCGTCACGCAGTTGATACCGGATGAGAGAAACCAAGGCGACGTGCAGGCAACATTTAAGACGCGCTTCTACCCTAACGGGGTTGAGTCAAGTTATGGGCCATTTTCAATGAGCGACCCGACATCAGTTCGCTTCCAAGGGCGTCAAGTGCGAATGCGCGTTGAGGGCGTAGCGGCTGATGATTGGCGTGTTGGAATTATGAGATTAGACGCGAAAACGGGTGGAACCAGATGAGAAACCTACCCGCCATCACTGACAACGCAAAGGTGTGGGGTGAGAACTTTCGCAGGTACTTGGCTAGAGCGCTCAACCAAGTTGACGCAAAGGACCAATACTCTTCTGCGGCGGAAGACGGCGTGCTGCTTTGGGACCGCGAAAACGGCTACCCCGTAATTTCAAAAGGCGGCGAATGGCGTCAAATTATCCTTGAGGATGGGCATTACAGCGGCAATATCTCAACAGACCAATCTGCTGTAGCGGCAGACACAGCATACGCATTGACGTACACGTCAACCGCTTCTAGTGGGATTACCAATGGTACGCCAGCATCGCGCCTAGTCTTTGACGAGGCTGGCGAGTACATGGTGTCTTTTTCAGCACAGATTGGGTCTTCGAGCGCAAGCACGGTAAACTTTTGGTTTTGGCCGCGCGTCAACGGAGCAGACGTAACGGGGTCTACGATGAAGAGCGCTTTGCACCAAAACGATGCCGTTTTAGTCGTCTCTCGTACTGCCATATTTAATTTTAGCGCTGGAGACTATTTGGAGGCTATGTGGGCTGTGGATAGCACTAGTGGATCGCTGCACTCAACTGCCGCTACATCCTTCGCGCCAGCCGCTCCATCCTCCACAATATCAATTACGAGGTTGCATGGATAACGTAATTCAAATGAAGCCAAAGTTCCAATTGGTGCCGATCCTAGCAGATGAGATGGATGAGGTTTTGGAGGACGCCGTGCGTCTTCTTGAGCCGGCGATTGAGCGCCAAAGCCATAATGTAGCCATTGAGCATATCATCGAAGATCTGTTTGATGGCCAATCATTACTATGGCTGGCTTACAGTGGCGGCAGGGCAATCGCGGCTGTTGTAACGTGCATTGTGCGGCATCCTCTTAGCCACAATATGAAGATTGAGTGGATGGGTGGAAATGACATGCACTTATGGGTCAATGACGCCCTAGCTGTTTTGACAAAAGTGGCTAGAGACGCTAAACTTGACGCAATTGAAGCTGATGGCCGCAAGGGTTTTCAGAAAAAATACGCAGAAGCGGCTTCGTTCCGTGAAATGTACACGCACTTTGAAATGGAGCTGAACTGATGGGTTCTACGAAAACACAAGAAACCAAGCTGCCGCAATGGCAGGAAGACTTCATTCGCGATAACATTTTGCCCAAAGGTCTGGACATCGCAAACGCGGAATACACTCCATACACTGGAGATATGGTAGCCGGCATGACGCCGCTGCAAGATCAGGCTCTTTCTGGCTTTGGCAGTCTAGATATGGGCGGCGACGTTTATGAACAGGCGATCGACGTCCAGCAAGGTCTTTCTAATTTTGCACCTACGGGTATGTCCGCAGCGGGCGCTGGCACTGCAAGCACATACGGCGGTGCTACAGTTTCTCCCGCCACAACTTACGGCGGTGCTACAGTTTCTCCCGCCACAACTTACGGCGGTGCTACTGTCGATGCCACCAAAGCGTATGGCGGGGCGCAGATTAGTCCAATTGAACGCGCACAGGCTGCACGGCTTGGAGATGTGGAGCGTATGCAGGGTGTTGGCGCGGTCCAATCTGTACAAGCTCCAAGCCAGATCGCAGTTGACCAACTTAGAAGCACAGACGTTTCGGAGTATATGAACCCATACCAGCAGCAAGTTATTGATGCGGGTCAAGCTGACATTGAACGCCAGCGTCAACTGGCATCGAATACGCTTTCTGCTCAAGCGGAAGCGGCAGGTGCATTTGGCGGATCACGCCAAGCTGTACAAGAGGGCGTTCTTGCGGGTGAAGCCTTACGGCAAGCTAGTGATCTTTCTGCGCAACAACGTCAGGCTGGTTTCCAGCAGGCGATTGAGAGCGGTAAGTTCGATATTGGGCAAACACAATCCGCACGGACACTGGCATCCCAGCAACTCCTTGAGGCAGAGAAATTTGCACAGCAAGCTCGCGAATCCGCCGCAGCGCGGGAACAAGCTACTCGTGCAGGAAACATGCAGGCTGCAAACCAGTTTGGCATTCAGCAGTCTCAATTTGATCAGCAAGCTGCG